GGATAGCGATATGCCGCCGGCCGGGCCCGGCACCGGCGGCGGCGAGCCTGCGGCGGCACGCGGCCGATCCTCGCCAGCCTGTGGCGCTGGCTCGCCCTCTGGCTCCAGCACGCGGGCGAGGGCATCCCAGTCCCGCCGGCGCTTGCGGTGCACGCGCACCTCCGGGTGCTGGCTGGCGGCAACGGCGTAGACCGCCGTGTCCAGCGCCTCGTTGCGCCGGCCGCGGCGCTTCACCCAGCGGTTTTTCTCGGGGTCGAACACCTCGGCCAGCAACTGCTGGTAGTAGTCCTCGTCCAGGTCGGCGGGGAAGCGCAGCCGGCGCTCGGCCGGCTCCACGCCGGCATCCGCCGAGAGACGGTTGTGTACCCAGTGCTTGCCGGTATCGGCGCCCACCATCCACAGGTGCACGCCGCGCTTGATCGTGCGCCCGCGCATCGTCACATCCTGCGGCCTGGGCCTGGGCGCCAGTATCGGCTTGCCGGCCGTGCTCGCGCCCTTGACGGCCATCAGCCGCGGCAGGCAGCGCGAGCGCACGAACGCGTAGACCTCGTGCGTGTAGTGGCCGCCGGAGTCGATCGCGATGGCGGAGATGCGCAGCTCGCGGCCCCAGGCGTTCGTGAATGCATGCGTGAGATAATCGTGCAGCGGGGAGTCGATGGCGGCGGCCGCGTCCGCGTCGCCATCGCGCAGGGCCCGAGCCTTGCGCTCGCAGTTGCGCAGCAGCCGGGCCGGGTCGCCCGGCAGCTCCAGCCAGTCGATCACCCAGCTTTGTTCGTCGCGCCCGAATCCGAGCACCTGCAGGGCCAGGCGATCGTCCTGCGTATCGATGCCGCAGGTGAGCACGAGGCAGCCGGGCGGGATTTCGCGGCAGCGGTATTCCTCCGCGCGCTGGCGGATCATCTGCGGCTTGAGATCGCGCGAGCGATCCTCCCAGGCCTCCGCCAGGCGCGTGTTGATGAAGCGCTTGAGCTTCGCCGGATCGGCCTGCGCGTCCAGCCACTCCTGCGCCAGCTCCACCCAGGTGAGCCCGAGGCCGACAGGATAATAGAGCGCGTTGATGTGGTAGCTGCGGCAGCCGCGCAGGCGCGGCTTCGCGGTCGGCCGCCAGCGGCCTGCGGCCAGCATGTCGGGCTTCTCCGCCTCGTCGATCTCCGCGCCGCAGTGCTCGCAGACGTACCACGCGGCGGTGACGATGCCCTCCGCGTCGCGGATCCATTGCAACTGCGGCCAGCGGAAGGCGATCTCGCGGGCGCAGTGCGGGCAGGGCATGAAAAACTTGCGCTGATCGCCGCGATCGTGGTCCTCGTCGATGCGCGAAGCGTCCTTGATGGTGGGGCTGGAGATTTCCAGCGTCTTGCGGCGCGGGAACGTGGTCTGGCGCACGTCGATGAGGCCGGCCGGGTCGCCCTCGCCGCCGACGTCCCAGGGGAACGCGTCCGCCTCGTCCAGAATCACGTACCGGATCGGCATCTGGCGGAGGCTCGCGGCGGAATTCGCGCCGCCAAGGATGAGCACGCCGCCGGGGAAGAGCTTGAGGCCCTGCGTGTTACTGCCGTCGCGCGTCCTGCGCACGCCGAGCAGCTCGCGCAGCGCCGGCGTTTCATCGATCATCGGCTTGAGGCGCGTCTGCTCGATCTTGTCGCGCAGATCCAGCGTCGGCTCGATGAACAGCGTCGGGGCCGGGGCGTGGTCCATGATGTATCCGAGCCAGTTCAGCGCCACTTCGGTGACGCCGATCTGCGAGCATTTCATCACCACGACGCGCTGCACCGGCGAGTGCAGGGAGAGCGCGTCCATGATCTCGCGCAGGAACGGCGTGCGGCTCGTGCGCCAGCGGCCGGCCTCGCCGGAGGCCACGCCGGAGAGCACGCGGTGCTTGTCCGCCCATTCGGAGACGGTCATGCGGATGCGCGGCCGGCAGGCCGCCGCCATGGCGCGGCAGATCAGCACCAGCGCCGACGGCCTGGCTGACTGCTCAACGTTCATTTCTCCTCCCCGGCGGAGCAGAGCACCGTGCCGGAGCAGTGCTCGGCATCCATGTCGATGCGCCTGCAGTGCGCGCAGGCCAGGCAGTGCGACACGCACAGCTTCGCCTCGTGCCGGCCTGTGTCCCAGTCCACGACGATTGGGCACGTCACCGTCGGCATCGGCACCGGCCGCATGTGGCTCGCCTCCCATGTGATTCCTCGCTGTTTCAATTCGGCCTCCTCTCCGCATGCGCCGGGTGCGGGATCACGATGTCATCCTCGTGCACCAGCCGCATGCCGTGTTTTGCCACCCATGCGGCGATCATCGCCTCATCCACGGTGACGTGGACGGCCCCGATGCGCAGGTCGACAGGCCGGCGCACCCAGTAGCCGAGCGCCGCGCCCACGCCGAGCACGATCAGCGACCACAACAACAGCGCGAACCCGCTCACGCCGCGCGGTCCTGTTCCTGCTCCTCGATGCGCGCGGCGGCGGCAAGGGCCCGGCTGGTCTCGGCCAGGGCATGCTCGATATGCTCGGCCAGCAGGCCGTGGATTTCCTCGCGGTCGCCCATCGTGGTGAGCTGCGGCGCGAGCTGGTCCGGGATATTCTCCAGCGTGGCGCGCAGCGTAGCGCCGGCGTCCAGCGCGGCGCGGCGCACGGCATCCGCGTCCAGCAGCCGGCCGATGAGCTGCTCGTATTCCACCTTGGCCTTCAGCGCGTTGTAGCGCTCGCGCACGGAGCGGGCGGCGGCGAAAGTCTTGCCGATCTGCTCGGCCCGATCCGTGGGCGGCTGGCCGCCATGCCGCGCCTGCTCGTGGCGGCGTCGCACATCGTCCCGATTCTGATCGCGCGTCGCATCGATACGCTCCAGGCTCGCCTGCACGTCCACGAGCTCGCGCCGGCCCTTGCGCGCCATCACCAGCCGGCCGGCCTGCTTGAGCTGGGTCACGTAGGACTTCGCCCAGCCCTGCCGCCGCGCGAACTCGGCCTGCGATACGAGCGTGCTCACGGCCTTAGCCTCACAAAAGCCCCGGGTATTCCGCACGAGGCAAGTTTGTCTGCATTGTCATACCCATAAGCAATCAGCACAGACGGTGCGCCGGAGCCCCCTGCGCGGCTCCCGTCCGGCCTGTGAAACCGAATCCGTCCCTTGATGAAAAGCAGGGCCGCCGCCCGCGGCCAGACATAACGGAAGAACATCCTTGTTTCTGTCCGAGCAAACGTGAGCGCGATACCGTTGCCGTGAGCAACCATGAGCCGCATCCAATCATTGATGAACTTGCCATATGGCGGGTTCAGCCAGACCCGGCCGAACCATGGCTTTATCAGGCCATTGTAATGTTGACGCGCCGTAGGCCATGGCCTTACCTCCGGGGCGCATGGGTCCAGATCAAAATCTCCTAGCGACATGATGATATCCGGAGGCGTAAGCCATTCATGAGTATCGGCTCGCTGAGACTCGTGGCTGCCAATCCCCGCTATCAGAGGCGCAGAACGCGAGACTGGTGCGTTCATGCCGCGGCCCCCCTCGGATGATGCAGGCGCCATGCCTTGCGGAGCGCGTCCAGGCGACGCCGCTCCCATGCCGGGAAGGCGCGGCGCGCGGCCTGCTCGGTCGGGTAGCGCGTCACGTCCAGCACCTCGCGCCCAAAGCAGCACGGGCCGCCATCCACTGCGGCAGGCTCCGCCGCCGGCCACCAGTACGCCGCCCCGCAATGCCGGCATTCCATGATTGATAGTTTCATGCAGCAACATCCTGCTTATTGCTGGGGACAGGGTCTGTGTTGGATGATTTTTCAAGAGCGCCAGATCGTAGACACGCTATCTCCCAGCGCCCGGAGTTTTCTGTAGCGAACTCTGATTCAATCATCCTAAACACAATTTCCTTTGCCGACCCAAAAGAAAAACCAGCTTTTATGATTACCCTCTGCATAACATTTTCTCCTATTTGACGCATTTGACGGTCGTTTGCCGATAGGCCACGGCGAAAAACCCAATGGAATCAATCTCTTTGCCGCATTTGACGCATTTGACGGTGTGTATATACGCGCGCGCGTGAAAAACGTGTATATATGCGTGGGGTTTTTTCTCGCGCGCGTACGCGCGTTTGCGGCAAATGCGGCAAATGCGGCAAACGCGCTGTTTTTTCGAGCTTTTTTCGATTGCGCTTGCGGCAAACGTGCGGCAAATGCGGCAAACAATTCTGAAAACAGGGACGGAGCCCCACAAACATGGGCTTTGCGAGCTCGCAAAACGGGCTGATTCAGGGACGGAGCCCCACCAAAAGCACGCATCAGAACTCGTCCCTGTCGTTGATTTTCTGCCGGAAATCGGAAACGCGTCCGGCGAGCCAGGACATCCACGTCTGATCGGCTGGCTTTTCGTCGCCCTCCGGCAGCACCACGCGCATCACCTGCGGGTTGCCGCCTGTGCGCATCACCGGCTTTTTCGTGATGTCGATGCCGTCACGCATGGCCAGGCGCGCGGAAAAGCGGTTGCGCGCATAGGCGAACCGCTCGCCCTCGGCCCGGCACCAGCGCACATAGGCCGTGTACAGGTCGGCCAGCGCGCAGGCATTCGCCGGCCAGTCCAGCGCGCCATCGAGCCATTCGTCGGCGAACCTGTCCGGGCTCTCCTTCGACAGCTCGATCAGCCGGCCGCGCGCGCGTGTATACAGCGGCGGCGCGCCGGGATGAAAATCGCCAAGGTCCACATCCAGCAGATGCCGGTGCAGGGCTGCGATGCCCCCGTGGCGGATCTCATCGAGCACGGCCTTGTAGAACGCATGGCTGCGTTTCGGCGGAGTCCAGATGACCATGAATCGACGGTCGTCCGGTTCCACGACCACAGGCTGCAGCTCGTTCGAGAGGAACACGAGGTTGATGTGGTTGCGCTCATCATGCGCGGCGACGTTCTTCGGGTTCACGCGCACCCAGTCGTCCGTGATCAGCGCCTTGACCTTGTTTTTCTGATGGAACAGCTCCTGCCGCGCGATGATTTCGTTCGCAATCAGGAACAGCTTGCGGCTCACCCAGTCGTTGAACTTCTCCTCGATCTCCGCCTGGCCGATGATGCGGCCGTATTCGCCGTAGATGGCCATGACGGCTTCGAACAGCATATTCTTGCCAACGCCCTGCGGCCCGTGCACCACGAGCGCGGACTTCATCTTCGCGCCAGGATGCTGGATGGGGTAGGCGAGCCAGCGGATCACCCAGCGGTATACATCGCGCGGATTGTCCTCCGCGCTGCACATATATCCGAGCAGCTCCAGCAAGCGCTCGCACGAGCCCTCGCCGGACGGCGTTGTCGGCCATCCACGCCACATGTTGCAGATGATGTTCGGATCCTCGCCGGCAGGGTCGAAACCGACCTGCTCGATGAATGCGTTGCGCCGCTCCGGGCGGGTTTTCCAGTCCCGCCAGGCATGATCCGGCGTGACGTAATCGAGCACGCAGGAGCGCGGCAGCAGCTCGCAGCGCACGGTGTCGAACATCGTATCCTTTACGTTGCGGATAATGACGTACCGCCGCACCGCCTCATCCACGTGGATGCAGGGAGGATCGTCCGCGCCGGCGGCAGACCCCGCCCCCCCGGATATCGCGCCCCGCGCCAACACCTCCGCCGCCGGGGCATCCCAGCCCAGCTCCGCAAACATCGCCTCAATCTGCCCACGCACCACATGGAGACCCTCGACGCATGCGAGGTCGTTCCAGTCCGTGCAACCGCGCCTGCGCTCGGCAAATACGGGCGCGATCCACGCGCCGTCCACGGCCAGGGCCGAGGCGGAGGCCTTCGCCACGCCAGTGTTGTGCTTGCCGTGCGGTTTGCCGCAGTGCGCGCAGGCATCCTCGGCCACTGGCGTGAACTTGCCGCAGGCGCGGCACTTGCCGGTGTGATCGTCGTCCGCGCAGATCAGGATGCGCAGGCCGCGGTAGTGTTTCGCCAGCGCCTCGGCAACCGGCTCCAGGTTGCCGGCGTCGAACGCGCAGGCGGCCGGCAGGCCCGTGGCCTCGCGCAGGCTGGCGAACGTGGCGAAGCCCTCGGCCAGCAGCAGCACGCCGCCGGGCCTGGGCGCGCCTTCCATGTAGAAGCGCCCGCGCTTGGCCAGGCCGGATGGATAGAATGTCTTGTCTCGCCCGAGCCGCTCGATGGCCTGGGCGTTGCGCTCGCGCGAGAGGATGAATTCGAGGCCGTGGATGCCGCCATGCACGTCGCACAGCGGCACGACCAGCGCGCCCTTGCGGCTGGCGCGCGCGCCGTGCGCTCCGATTTGCTTGCGCTCAAGATAATCGTGCCGCTCGACCGGCCCGCATTGCTCGCGCCAGAGCCTGGACGCCGTGCGCGCCGCCGCCTCGGCCCTGCGCTTGCGCTCCGCCTCCGCGCGCCGCCGCTCCGCGGCCATACGCTTGCGAATCGCCGCGCGCTCGTCCGGCGTCAGCGAATGCTTGCGATCCAGCCTGATTTTGTGCGTGACCCCGCCGCGCCAGTCGCCATAGGCGCCGACGATCAGCGTCTCGCCGGACTCCGCCGTGAACTCGTGAAGCGAATACCAGCCGGAGCGCTGGCCCCGCCGGTCGTCGGCCGTGCGGCAGCGCACAAGCCTGCCGATCTCCAGCGCGTCGACAACCAGCCCGCCATCCGCGAGCTGCCGCAGCACATCATCATGGTTCGCCGCCATCAGCGCCGGGACCTCAACACCTGACGCACGGCGCGATCGAACTCGATCGGGAACTCCTTGCGGATGCGCCGCACCACGCGGTCGCTGATCCGGCGCACGCCGAACATCTGCGGCACGCCGAGCGTCTGCACCGGCCTGATCCCCTCCGCATGCTTTGTTCCTGAATACTTTTCTCGCGACGACATTACCGAGCCGGGAACACGCTCAAAAATCGTCCGCCCTTTGTTGCCGATGAACGCGCCCTTGATGGTGCGCGGCCCGCCGGTCTTTTTGATGCGGAACCTGAGCTGGCTCAGCGTGCCTGCCTTGCGTCGCCGCCTGGCCTCCGCGAGCGAAACCTTGCGCTCCAGAAAATGGACGACGTTCAGCGAGCGCCCGCGCCTGGATACGGAGGCGAACGGATCCAGCACGGCGGTCAGCCTGCCGCGCCGGGCCCGCTGCACGCGCATCCTCGGGCGCACATCGCTCGCGCGAATGACATACTCGGACGTGATGGCACGCACCATCTCCGTTTTCGCCTTGGCCGCCGTCTTGTTCAGCGCCATAACAGTGGCGCGCTCACCGATGCCGCGCCGGATGCGCTCCAGCTCGCGCACAGTTTTATCGATGTCAGTCTTGATGCTGATGCTGATCATGCCGCCCACCAGCCGCACCGGCAGGCGTGAACGTTCACTATGTTTCGCTGCCGTTTCCTAGCGCCATTTCGCGCCGTCAGTGACCCGCATAGCTCATACTCCAGGGAGGACCCACCCATTCTGGATGCGTCCTTGAGGGGGGAGCGCCGCGGGCTCTGTGCGTGTTGACTGAACGCGCCGCGGGCCATTCTTCCAACAAGGGGTGCGGGGTTTTCAGGCCCGGGGCGCCCCGGAAAAGCGGCAAATATCCGCCATCGCCGCCGCAACCTGTTGATATATAAGCATATGCTGTTTTGCGCGATATTAGGCAAAACAGAGATAACCCTGTGAAATCGCGACGTTACGCACATGCTTGTGGTACCGGTGGTTGTGGGTTCGAGTCCCATCATCCACCCCAGCTTTTCAATGGGTTAGCGGCCGCCGGCATGGCGGTCGCGCCTAAAAAAATGCGGTTGTGCCTAAAAAAACACGCAGTCAACGGAACAGCTCCCCGTCGAAATCAGGCGCGAGCATGTACTGATCGATGCCCGATTGCACGATCACGCCCTCCCGCTCCAGCCGCCGCGCGCGCGTTATCGAGATCGCATGGCAACGCCGCACGCTGTTGCAGGGATGCTTCTCCGGCAGGCCTTCGAGCACGGCCTTGCCGATCTTGCGATGCAGCTTCAGCCGGCCGCCGGCGCGCAGGCCTTCGAGCACGTCCTGCCAAGCGTGGTCGTCCCATCGCGCGTTGATGACGCGCGCGCTCTCGCCGGCCTCGGGCATCATTTGCGGCATCATCTGCGCGGCCGCACCTTGTCCGGCTTGCGCTCGTAGATGCGGCGCGTGGTCGTGGCGGACTGGTGGCCAAGCAGACGCTGAGCGTCCCGCGTATCGCGCGAGTCGCTCGCCGCCTTGCCGCGCAGATCGTGAAACGTGAATCGCTCGCGGATCGCGCCGCTATCCAGGGCTCGGCGCATCAGCCGCTGCC